CATTCACGCACAAAGGAAAGAAGATCGCGAGAAACAAGCAAAGGAGCAACATGAGCAACTAAAAGCTTTGTATCAAATGACCTTCAGCACTCCCGAAGCAAAGAGAGTTCTTAAGCATATTGCAGAAAATATATGTAAGATGAATGAAGACACTTTCAATGAGAGTGCTTCAATCTCTGCATATCAACAAGGTCGCAGATCTGTGGCCGTTCACTTATACAAAATGTTAAACAGTTAATTCTTGGAGGAATTACTATGGAAGGCGCAACAGCACCCGCACCGGCATCAAATGCCCCTACAACATCAACTCCTGCACCTGCACCGACTGGAAATCCTAGTCCGGCAGGCAATATTAATACATCTCCTCCCTCCTCCGGTGGGCTTCTTGGCAATGACACTCATTCCCTCCCTCCCTCATCCTCCAGTCAAGATCCCATTGGAGGGGGTTCTCTAAATCCCCCTGACAGAACTCCCCACAACGACAATTCCCCATGGACTAATGCTCTGCCTGAGAATTTCCGTGAAAACGTGAATATTCAGAAGTATAAGTCAATGGAAGACTTCATGAATGGCCATGTAAACTTGGTTAAGAAAATTGGCGAGAAAGGTATTGAAAGACCTGGGGCTGATGCTGATCAATCAGCTTGGGATGCGTTCTATGAGAAAGTAGGCCGTCCAACTACCGCTGATGGTTACTCAGACTGGAAAGCTCCAACTCATCTTGATGCAGAAGGCAATGAGCATGCTTTGTTCGAGCTTGATGCAGAGCAGTACAAAGGGGCTCGTGAAGAGTTTCACAGACTTGGACTGAGTGATGAGCAGGCGCAAGGTGTTATGAGCCTTTATGCAAACACTTCGATCAGCCAGGCCGAAGCTCAGGCAGTCAATCAACAGGCTGTTATGGATGAAACTGTCGGTAAGTTACGCCAAGATTGGGGAGATAAGTTTGATGCAAAGATGAAGTCAATGAACGCCATTGCTAATCAACTTGATATCATGGAAGATCTCAAATCACTTGGACTCGCTAACAATTACCAAGCAATCAAGATGCTTGAGAAACTTTCATCTCAGATTGGTGAAGCGCAGATCACTGGCGATCATTCACCTATAGCCGGTGGTTTTGAAGCTCGTATGGCGCAGATCACTAATCACCCTGCCTACAAAGACCGTACACACCCTGACCATCAAAAGTATCAGCAAATGAGACTTAACGCATATCAGCAAAAGTACGGATCATAAACCACTAAACATCAATTATTTAGCCTCATCAGAAATGGTGAGGCTTTTTTAGTGCGTATAACTTTGCAGATAAAGCAGATGGACACTCGGCAACGACCCGTGACGCTTCCCTTTTACAGACCCGTTCTCTCGGATACTCTGACACCCCATTACATATTCTTATTTATTTTTAAATCTCAATTCAAGAGGTATTTATTATGGCACTCGACTCATGGTGGAAAGTAGTTTACGGTGATACAATCACTGAGCTCGCAGGTTTCCAAACTCGCGCGGTACTCCCTGCAATGGTAGACCGTCAAGCTAAGACTGGTGAAGTTGCACTTTTCGACACAATCGCTCCTGCTGATGAAGCAGAATTCAATGCACTTGCAACCGATACAGCACATCGCGCTAACTTCGAGACGATTGGTTCTCCTACTCTCGCTGACTGGCTTGCAATTCAGACTCCTTACATGGACGTAGAATTAAACAAAGTTCTTTGTTCTCCTTATGAAAACATTTGGGCTCACACCTTCAGAAACATTGATGAAATCGCTGAAAATGCGAACAGTGAATCAATCAAGCTCAAGCAGGGCATGAAGCGCATTTGGCGTCGTGAAGATCAGTGGATTCTTGATGCTCTATCACGTCCAACTGAGCAACGTGGTAAAGATCCCGCTTCTGCTGTTGCAGTTGCTTTCCCTGTTGGTCAGCAAATCAACGAATTAGATGGTGTTTTTGATACTGAAACAATTTCTTCTATCCTTCAGAAGTTTGAAGATCAGTACAAAAATGACGAGGAGATCTACTGTGTAATTTCTCCTTCAGCTAAAAAGTCTTTGATTGATTCTTCCGGTGGAACAATTCTCAGCTCAGACTTTGTTGATGGCACTAAGTATTTCATGAATGGCGAATTGCCAAACATTTATGGAATTCATTTCATCGTACACCCGCTTGTTACTGAATATGCCGGTTCTTATGATGATGCTTTCTTTGCCTGGTGTAAGTCTGCAATTGTTTACAATCAGTTTGATCCGCTTAAGACTGAGATGGACAAAGACCCAACCAAAAAATTCAATGTTGTACTTCAGATTCGCGAGTATATTGGTGCAGCGCGTCTTGATGACCTCGGTGTTGTTCAAGGTACACTCGGTACTGCATAAGTTTTCCTCCAAGAAAACATTGGCCTCATCCTCTCAGGGGGATGGGGTTTTTTATTGCTTATGCGTATAACTCTGCAAAAAAAGGACTTCTCATGGCAAGAGCTGAAACACTGACTGATGTTGCCAATCTAGCTTTGGCATCCATCGGTGAAATACTGATCGCAAACATCAACTCAGAGGGCGATGTTGAGAATATGGTAAATAACGTTTTATGTGAGACAATTAGACAGGTGCAGACTGAGATTTATTGGGATGAGATTCGAACTCAGGTTGAGCCATCAGCACTTCCTGAGATGTATCCTCCATCACCCTCGCTCTATCAGTACCAATTACCAACCAATTTCTTAAATGTTGTGAACTTATCTTCCGGTGAAGAATACTTTATTGAGAATGGATTGCTGATCACTTCTGACCCTCAGCCTATGGTGACTTATGTTCGCTACTCTGAGGAAGTAACAGAGTGGAGCGCATACATGACTGAGCTAATTTATCGTAAACTTGCTTACAATATTTCAATGCACCTCACACAGAATGCCAATATCTCACAGATGGCTTTTCAGTCTTACAAAGAAGCTGAGATGAAAAACCTCACAAGATCGGCCAACAGACGAAGAAAATGCACTCAGCGTGAGCGTGTTTATGGCAATCTCAGAGTAAGAAGATATGGCCGGAGATTCTATTAATGAAGATACCTCGTTTCAGTTTTAATGCCGGAGAGATCGCGCCTGTATTGTGGTGGCGGTCTGATTTGGCCAAGTATGGATCATCATGCGAGAAGCTCGAGAACTACATGAACTTACCCCAAGGCGGTATAAGACGCAGGTTTGGAACTCAGCTTCTTGCTAAAGTTGCCGAGCCCACAGATAATGCCCGAGTAATTCCCTGGGAAGTATCACGTTCAACATATTTTGAGATGGTCTTTGTTGGATCATCCATTAAGATTTTTAATAATAATGGTGGTCAGGTTGAAGAGATTACCAGTATTCCGTGGAGCGACACAGAGTTACAAGAGCTTTATTTCAAGCAAGTGTTTGATGTCATGTATATTACTCACCCCAATCATCCGGTGCAGAAAATTTCTCGCACAAGTTCATTGGTATGGGAGCTTGAAGAGTTTGAGTTTTCCCCTCCTCCTATTGGTGACACTAACAGCGATGATACAAATGAGATGACTTTGACTAATACGGGAGGGGATTCTTTTGACGTAACAACTACTCAGGACACTTTCAAGGCTTCTGATGTGGGGCGCACATTGCGTGTTAGATCACAACAGCCATTAAGTGACTCAGGGAATTATAACTCGGCATCTCAGGGGACTACATCAACACCTATTTTCGCAAAGGGTGAAGTTACTATGAGGACTGAGGGTGGTATTTGGGAGGGCAGACTGGAGCTTCAAAAACTTGCGCCTGGGAAAACTGAATGGGTAACTGTCGGATCAATCACATCTGAAGACGGTAACCATAATGGTGAGATCAAAAGAGAGATCAACGAGGTTGGAACACAGGCTCGTGTGTTTATGGCTGAGAGGTCAAATGCTACAAGTGATGATGGTTGTAAGTGGACTATTGAGGTAAGTGATGTTCAATATGATTACTATCGAATAACTCAATATGTATCAGCGACAGAAGTTGATGCAGATAGATACCTGGGAAGCGATGAGGACAAGACATCAAACGATTTTGCTTTTGGTGTTTTTGGTGACGATGAAGGCTACCCCACATGTATTGAAATACACGAAGAACGAATGATGCTTGCCGGTGTACTCAGTAAACCGTCAACAGTTTTTGGAAGTCGCACAAATGTTTGGACAGACTTTTCCGGTGGAACTTTCGCGACCTCATCAATCCAATTCTCTTTGTCTGCTGATGTTCGCAACCGAACAAGATGGATGGTTACAGAGCAGGCATTGATTATGGGGACGGACTATGGTGAATGGAGTATAGGCTCAAGAGACGGTTCATCATCACTCTCAGGTGAAAATGTAGTGGCTAAAAGGCATACACAACATGGGACAGATCCAGTGCAAGCAATCACAGGCAGTGATATGACTTTATATATCGAGGCCGGTGGAAAGCGTATGAGAGCGATGCAATACAACTTCACAGAGCGTGATGGTTACGTGTCTGTTGACCTCTCAATCCTTTCACCGCACCTCACTCAGAACTCAGGACTAAAGAGAATGGCTTTCAGTCGTTCACCTGATCAAATTGTTTGGTGTGTTCGCGAAGATGGAGAGCTTTTGGCTTTTTCCTATGAAAGA